TTTGTATTAACGCCTAAACGACTATTTACAGTATCATAAAACAAATTATTTGTGCCAGTAATTGTACTTGCACCGTTCCAATATGTTACTTGTCCGGCTGCACCAGTTCCAGTAACTGTACCAGTTCCAGGGCCACCGATTAGATCCCAGGTTGTACCGTTATCACGGTAAAATGCAAAAGTGTCTGTCGATACAAAGATCCTACCAACAAAACCAGCTGCGGGCCTATTGGCTAACGTATCGGCGTAAAACGCCGGCGTTTGTCTTTGGTTTAATATGGATAAATCTATGTTTGGCATTATAATAAGTAATTTTTCTTAACAGTTACCAGGTTATTAAAACCCCCTGAATTAATAAAGTTAGCAAAAAATCGACGTGTTGTAAACTCGCCCTGGTTGCCTTCTATTTGTAAACTTTGATTTTGTTGCAGCGTTACGCTTTCAATCTGTACGGCATTAGATCCGTAATTGATAAATAAAATACTATTACAGTCACTTGTAACGTAACCGCTAACGTCATACGTTATAAAGTTTACGTCGTATTTTATTAGATCCGCTGTTACTTTAAAATCGGCCATTTTGTTTTTTATTAAAGGTGAAAGTAAAATTAAACAGTGTAAGGTACGCCCACACGTTTAACTCCGCTTACCTGGTTAACGTAATAAGTTATATATCCTTCGTCTTGTTTATGCTCAGGCTGGCGCATTGGCGCGCTAAAACTTTTAATTTGATCAACAATGCTTACAGCCTCGGTTGTTACTGCTGGCTGCATTTGTGGGGCTGCTGGTGTGCTTGATCCTGGAACGTCCGGCATACCTGGTTGGATCACTGGCGGCAATGCTTGTTTCTTTTTCTTATACATAAAGAAATACCAGTAAGCTGCGCCAGCTGCAAGTAATAATATTAAATTTTTGTTTTTCATATCTCAAACATTATTTTTTCCTCGTCCGTTAAAATATCTTCCGGGTTAAAGCCACTTCTTAAAGGCCCTATTTCAATAGATCCTTTTCTTTTTTTAGTAGCTGCGTAAATAATTATGCCAGCTAATAAAAGTAATATTAATGTGCTGCCTTTTGTTTTCATCTTAATAGTTTTTTAAACTGTTAACGTATTTTATTAACTGGTTTACTTGATCTACGCTAAAACGATCTGCGGGCCAACTTAATGGGCCGCCACCTTGTAGCCAATTTAATAGATCTTTGCCTTTAGCCTGGTTAAATTTGTCTGCTAAATAACTTACCTGGCTTTTTGTTTTAAGTTGTTTAAATACACCTAAAACTGCGTCAAAATCATCATAAAAATAACCAGGAGCGTTCCAAATAGTTTCAATAAACTTTTGCACCTGGGCATTTGTTATAATAGTCGCGCCACCTTTACGCCAATAGTTCGGGTTCCAGGGGCTTCCTGGGTTGCTTGTCTGTTTTTCAATTTCAAGTTCTGCTTCACTTTTAGATAAGCCCACGCCTTCCAATAGAGGTTTAATTACTTTGGTATATCCAAAATAAACAACCACAAGTCCTATAATTAGGCTGCTATTATCTTTTAAAAAATTACTTTTGGCCATTATAACATAAATAATAACGAACTAAGTTTTGCGCTTGACATTTCATTAAGTTTCCTTAAGTGATCTATTGTTACGCCTTTGCTCATTAATGATCTTAAAATTTCTGTTGCTTCTGCTTCGTCGTCTATTCCGGCTATTGCTGTTGGTTGTCCGCCTTTGGCAAACATTCCACCCACGAGGCCCATTATACCGGTTACAATAGCTTGCTGCAAGTCAGGATTGCTTAACATTGCATTGATTGGGCTTACTGGTTCTTCTTCTTCTTCCTCTAGTTCGCCGATTGCTTCCAAAGCCGTTAATCTTGTTTGAAGCATACTATTTTGCTCAATAAGTTTTTCTAGTAACATTTCTGTCCTGGGGCTTCCTACGCCAGACATTTGCTGCATTGGCAAATAAGATTGTGGCCTATTTAGCTGAAAAGAAATACTGGTAAGAACTGGGCTAATTTCTTTTTTAGTACGGCCCCTACCAGTAGTTCCTTCGCTAATAACTTGTATTAAATACGGATTGTAATTTTCTATATTATTGCGAAGCTGTGTTAAGGCGTTTACAAGTTCCTGGCGTCCAATTTCTTTTTCGCCAGCAAAATTGTATCTTAAATATTGTGGCGTTGGATTAACGCCAGCATATATTTTATACTCGCTTCCGTCTGCTGCGTCATAAAAATTTATGACTTCGTCAATAGTAAATATTTCGGGCCTAAAAGCTGCCATAATATAAAAATTTTACAAGTAGTAATAAATACCAAAACTGTACGCCACGTTTGTTGTAGCTAGTGCAGCTGAGGTACTAATAAAAGATTTTGTCCAGCTAATGTCTATATCATTCATAGAAGGTAAATCAAAAACAAAAGGTGTTGAACCTTCCTGGATATTGATTAAACCAACGATTGGGATATTATAAATTAACTGAAGATCACCTTGGTATAAAGTCAAAAATGATTGCTTTGCGTCCGCTACTGTTACTGGTGTCGATCCAGTCAATGGCGTTTTACTGATTGCTCCCGCAACATAAACTTGCACAGCTTCAATTTTGGCGTTTCTTAATTGTGGTAAGTCCGGGAAATAAAAACGTGTTAGTGTAGATCCACTAGGTACGTTAATTTCCACCGCTTCAAAACGTTTGATACGCATATCTTAAAATTAATAATTAAAAAAGTTGCCGGTAATGTCCGACCGGCAGCGGCGGCGTTTAAGGCCCGCCAGGCACATATTGTCAATACTATTTAACAGTAGTAACGTTTTGACATAAGATACCACGCTGAATTACGCAAATAAAGCTATTTGATGTAATTGTCGCTGGCGCACCGTTTGCAGTCAACTGGAAGTTAATGTTTGCGGCTCCGTTCATTACAATACCTGGTTCTACTGGGTAGAAACCGTCGCTTTCAGCAGCAATTTGATCAATAGTATATTGAGCAGGGCTTGTTGCTGTTGCGCTGTTAAAGTTTGTATTTTGTTGTGTTTGTGGAACAAAATAGTGGCGAAAAACGTCCCAAGCTGGTAAGATCTGCTCGTTATTAATAGTAAGGTTTAAAAAACCGTTGTAAATCGACCATAAATCGTCGTCACTTGTTGAAGTGAAAGCCGATTGGTTAGGATAGCTGTATAATTTTGCAGCTGTATTTGTACTGTTACCAATACCGATATATACCGCAAGTTCACTTAGAACAAATACATCTTGGAGATTAAGGCGCTTTTCGTTTACACGGCTGGCTCCGTTTTGCGTATCGTTAACTAATACTGGAATATGATAGTTTGCAATAGAAGTGCTTAATGCTACTTCACTGCGTAAATAAGATTGCGTCAATTTAGCGTGATCTACTGAATATCCTAAACTGCGCACAAGGGACTTCGCATTTTCGAAGACCATTCTAGAACCCATAGCTGTTGCCATTGTTATAAGTTTTTATTTTTTTTTAATAATAAAGGTGAAAGTAAAATAATTAACAGCCTTCTTCGTCCAGGCCAGCTATTGCAGGTGTCATATAGCTTTTGTCAACTAAACCCTCTCGGTTGTAATAAGCTGCAATCTGTGGCGCTTTGTAATCTACATCACTAGCAAACGCACCGATACCGTTTAATACTCCAAAAGATTGTACAAGTTTAAGACCACCCACGGCGATCATACCAGCTGCAAGGCCTTGACCTGCTGCTCCTTTTACAAACTTAGGTAAGAATAAACCAACTGCAACTGGTACAGCTGCTTTGATTTTGTCGTTAACTGACGCTGGTAATACTTTACCAACTAATTGCGCTGCTGCTGCTCCGGCTACTGTATAAAGTAATGTTGAAGCTGCGCTGCCCGCTTTACCCATACCAGACATACGTCGACGTCTGTGAGTAGCTTTTTTGTGTGCTTTTCTTCTACGCATTTTTTTTGTTTTTAATTATTGTTAGAAAAAGTTTAAATATATTTTTTTAATTCTCGATAATGAACGTTTAACTCTTGTAAATATTTTTTTTGTTGATTTATTTTATTTTTAAAAATATTTTTTTGAGCCGGAGATATTTTTTTAAATGTTTGTAATTTTAAAATATATTTTTTTGTTTCTGCTATTTTTTCTCTTGTATTATATAAATCTTTAAACATTTTATCTTCAATACCTGTAATCATGTGTTTATGCTGTAATTCGTCTAACTGGTTAACTTGATCCTTTACCTTATGGATCTTATTTAATACTGATTGCTCACTAATTGGCTTACGTTTTTTTGTTGTTGATCCTATTTTTTTTGCTGCTTTCTTTGTTGCCTTCTTTTTAGGGGCCGCTCCTACTTTTTTACCGTAAACGTGTGCAAACGCTTCTTTTAAAGAAACGCCAGTTTTTTGTCTATATGCAATAGCTTGTTTAAATTTTGCTTTTGCTGTTTTTTGTGCTGCGGTCATTATTTTTTCATTTTTGAAATTAAGAAAATACCAGCGCCCACAATTCCTAGTGTTACCCAAATATTCATTCCTGAATAAAAATTTGTACGTTTAGGATTATTTGGATCATTAGGATCATAAAGTTTTTGCCCTGATGTATCTTCCGGTTTTAATTTACTTGATGCAACTAATTGTGCAGCTTCTGCACCAAAACCACCACGGCTCAATTTGTCCGCTACATCTTCTATTGTAATAGTTCTATTAAACCAAGTTGAACGTCCTAATATATTTTTAGTTCCGTTTGCCTGGATATATCTAACAATGTTTAACGCTTCATTTTGTACACTGTCGCCGTCATTAATTACCCAATTAATAGCATTTGTACCTATTGGCGCGTTAATTTTTCTATCAAGAGCGTCATAACCCTGCCAGTCGTTAGGGTTAGGCTTATTTGCAAATAAACTTACTAGATTTTTAACAGTATCAAAAGCAGCTTCTACGGTTGCAGCCGGATTTGTTGGGCCACCCTTTGAAGCATATTCTATCGTACTTTTAAAATTGCTTTTTGCAAAATCTTTTACACTATCCCAAACGCCACTCATAGCTGGCAAATCTTGAAGTGCAACAGTTGCTTTGTTAATTGCAACTTTATATTGCAATTCCTTACTAGATCCTGGTGTGATTACGCCAGCTTGCAAAAGTGTATCGCGATCGCGTACAAGTTTATCTCTATATGCTGTTATTTCAGCGCGTTTGTCGTTTGATGTGTAGCCTACGCCGCTTAGTGCAATTAGTGCCATTTTTATTTTTTTATCTTTATAAAAAATAGGTTGTCTTTTTTCATTAAATCTTGCCAACACTGGATCAATCCAAATTTCTTTTTTTGTTCCAGGATACATAACAGCAAAAACGTGCTGCGGCTCCCTGGTACTGTCTTTATATCCAGCAAACCTAAACGCTAGTGGTACTTGAAAAATACCTTTTCTGTTTAAGCTATCCAGTACTCCATTTGCAAATAATGCGTAACTTTTACAGTCGCCCGGCATTGCTACAATAGCGCTGGGGCTTCTTAAAGTTTGGTTGCTGGTGCTTTCAATATAATACGGTACGTTAGATTTTAGAAAATTCCAAATATTTCGCGCCGTTTCAAGTTCGCTTTCACCTACAAAATAATCGCTTATTTTGTCGTATTCCTTCTCCCATTTATAGTGCGTGTCAACAATTCCGTCTATTATGTCGGTAACTGTTTGATCCGTACTAACTACCTTTTTATAATTTTTAAAAGGCTCTAGCTTTTCTAAAACTGCCGCTTTACTAACCATAAAAATTATAATTTATGTCAAAAGGTAAAAAGATCCCGTCAACTGCTGCCGTTCCAGTCAATTTAAAATTGGCCGATTTCGTTCTAATTACCTCACTAATTGCATTTATAGCCCCGCTAAACGTCGTTACAGCTTGCAGCGGTAAAACTACTTTGCTTTTGGCTTTTATGTCTAATTTTTGATTATAATATACATCTGCTATCTTTTGGCCACTGGCTAAAAATAGTTCTGCGTTAATATTTGAAATTGAAGTTGAAATATTGGTTGGGTTGTATATTGTTACGTCCAGATTAATTTCAGGGTTTAAAAAGCTACCGCCAATACGAATTTTAGTGATCAAGAAGCTAACTCCCTGACTAAAACGGTATTTTCCATAGATCCACCAAATTGCTGCGGCTCCGACTAGGACGCCTACCCATTTTTTAGCTGTCATACCTTACAAAGTTACGAAAAATTGTTCGAAAATCAAACAAAAAAATTTTTTTTAAAAATAGTGTGTGTTGGTTAAACTTTTAGTTTAAAATTTATTATCTTTGCGTACGCGTGAGCTAGCAAAGATAAAAATTAAACCACCTATTTTAAACCACCTAAACCGGTTTAAATTATTTTCTTTTCACCTTTAATTTAAACCACTTTATAAGCGATACATACTAGGCACAAAAAAACCAGCGCTTGGCTGGTCTTTTGGCGGCGTGCTGGGTTGCTGACTTTATTTTAATTGTTCAACCAGACGCGGCAACAAAATCGTTTCGTTTTTTTCTCGTATAAATTTACATAATGTCCGCCAACTTTTTTGGCAAATTCAATAAAGTTTTCAACTCGGTTTATATTTCGGTATTTTTTGGGTGTTATTTCTTTGTGATCCTCAAAAAAAATAATTGCTGTATAATATTCCATTTTTTTATATCTTTGTTTTGAAAGGAAAATAAAGCAGTTAATTAGGGTTAATTGTTTTGTCCAGGCGGTCAAATTTTTGGCCGCTTTTTTTTGCAACTAACTTTAAAAATTCTATATCCTCGGGCTGTAATAATACGCCGTTATATTCTATACGCCAGTTAGCGCCTTTCTTTACTAATTTAAAATGTTTTTGCATTAACATATAAGCTATAAAGCGTTTAGTATCTTTTCTCATATAGGTTTAATTCGTTTTTATAAATATACTTTTTATCGATCCATATTTTACATAATTGTTTGGCCCAGTTCATACCTTTTGCATTTTGCTCCTGGATCTCGGCAATTAGATCTTTATACGCAATAGGGCCGTAAATAAGCTGGTTTATTATGTTTTTGTGATCTAGTTCAGTAAATTGTTTTGGGTGCTTAATTTCAGGCTTTTTGCTTTCACCTTCAATTTGTATTTGTTGCCAGTTGCCGCCAATGTTCATAAGTACGACCGGCTCAAAATCTACACTAGATCGTAAAAACCTAGGCTGTAAAGTAAAGGTCTTTTTGTCTTTGTCTTTAATTATTTCTAAAGTGCTAGAAGCCCAGCGATCACAATTTGATCCCAAGTGCCCTAGTGTCTGCGCGCCCAGGCCTTTACCCTGGTGTAGTACGCCTACAAATAAACAGTTATAAATCTTAGTTAGTTTTTTAAACCAGTTTACTAGCTTACGGCTCTCAATTTCGCTGTTGTAATCAAAAATAAGATCCAAAAGGCCATCAATAATTACGATCGGGCAATCTGGGTTATTTTCTAAATAATTAACGATTAAAGCCCTTATTTCACTTGGGCCGTCCTCGCGCACGGTAAAACAGTCCGCCCAGGTTGGTAGGTTGTTTAAATTACTAAAATGCTTAATTTTATTAACTTGTCTGTAAAAATCAAAATCGCTGCTTTCAGTGTCAAAATATGCTATTTTTCGGCGTCCTTCTGGGAAGTGTACCTTCATTCCAAAAACATCACCTGGTTGAAATGCTGAAGCTATTGCAGCGGCTAAAAAAGTACTTTTGCCGGCCTTAGGCAATCCACTAAAGACAATAAAATTTTGGATCGTTCCAATAGGTTTATCGTCAATAGTGAATATTACCTGGCTTGGTGGGGGGATAAAATCGGGTTTGTACTTTCTTTTTGCAAGTTTTTCTTCTAAAGTTAATTTGTTTTGTCCGTCTATCATTAGATCCTTTGTAATAAACCAATTAAAATGGCTGCAATAATTAGGGCTATTACAGCTTGAACGTTGGGGCTACATCTCAATAACCTTAACATTATTTTCCTTTTCATTTTCTATTTTTTCTAGGGTTAAAAAATACTCGTTTGCTAATATTTCGCACTCTCTTAAAAGTGTTGAAAGTCCTATTTTACTATGGTTGTTTTGCATTTCTTTAGCGCATAGGATCTGCAATAATACGTGTTCATATTTTGTCATACCAGGTATTGGGGCTACTAGGCGCCCGAATTGATCCTGAACTGGCATAACTGGAAAAGCTGGGGCGTTTTTATCTATTTTCATTTGATTAATTTTTTAAAGTTCGGTATCTGGTTTATATTCTATATGATCTTTAATTACTAATGATAAATATTTGCTGGTATTTTCTTTGTTAGTATGTATCCAGCTTGCCACATCATAAATTTTCCCATTAATTTTAAAATAACCCCAATAATCTGGCTGTTTTTGATTTTTTTTAACTTTTACTTTGTGTATTACTCCGTAACCGTCTTGTAAACCATTTAAATACTCGTTTTTCATTTGTTTAGTTTTAATAAATTGATTAATCTGTATGTGTAATAAAAAATATGTGAAGCTGCATAAATTAAAATGCAAAGCGGTATGGATATTACAATAAAAAAGATTACTGCAATAAATCTTATTAATTTTCTTCGCATTGGAAACTGTTTTCTAGTCTTTTAATGTCGTACTGGTAATGCTCCAGGGCCGCGTCTATCAATATCCTAATTTCAAAAGATAGATCAAACGGTACGTCATTTTCGTTTAATGATAAAAATTTACCACTTGTAGAATAGAAAAAAAATGTACATTGTTCGTACGGTGTAAGTGCGCGCAGTGCTTCTAGGCGCAAGATTTTAGATTGTAAGCTGGCTATTTCGCCCAGGATCTTACTGTCGGTTTTTAGGTGCATATTTAGGGTTTTTGTTTGTCGTTGGTAAAATTATAGTAAAAACGTTTAAACTACCAAATTTATTTTATTAGGGCATAAAAAAGCCCAGTATTGAAATACCAGGCTTTTACTAATCCAAATCAAAATTTATAGAAACCAAACTTGCTTCCTTATGCTAAAAATAGTGCTTTTTCCTCACTTCTGCGCCTTACTAAGCCCGGTAAAACTACCTTTTGGCCGTTTACTGTGCCTTTATTCCAGCGGTCAAATTGGGCCGCTACTGTTTCTTTATCTGTGCCACTATTTAATAATCTTAAAAGTGTGCTTTCTCTAAAGGCGTCTATACCGATATTATAAACAAAACTTGTTAGACTGTCTAATTGGTTTTGGTTAATAGGCACTTTTACCAGGGCTTTAATTTGTGGAACAATTGTTTTTGTTCCTTTTTTAAGCCATTCTAACGCCTTTTGTACGGTTATTTTATCACCAAGCCTTACTTTACGCTTTGCGTCGTAATTATACGTAGATCCGTAACCAATTGTAGGTATTCCAACTGGATCTGGATATGCATCTAAGTACTTATTTATATCGTCGGCTTCAAACTTTTTAATAAGTTCTTCTGCCTTTGCTCCTACTGCCATTGTGCTGCTTAATAAGATTAACGCCACAATTCCAATAACCAAGTATTTTTTAGCCTGGCTTGTCATTATGGGCGGTTATTTAAGTTGATGTCGCTGTCTTTTGCTGCAAATAAACCTAGGCCGCTTAATATGGCTGTAATACCAGTTGCCACGTCGCCTTTAAATACAGTTGCTACGCCAGTAATTACGGCGCCTAGTCCAAATAAAGATGTTTTCCAGTTCTTAAACATATTGTTTTATTTACTTGTAAAAAAATCAAGTTTTGTTTCAATGCGCGCAAGACGGTCTAGTATTTCCGTATTGGTATTATTGTGCCTGGATAGATCACGTTCTATTTTATCTAATCTATTTTTAGTCGTAAAATAAAAGCCACCACCAGCGGCAATAAATACACATATACTAAATAACAGTTCTGTCGTCATTGCTTTCGTCTTTTAATATTTCCTTAGCTACTGCGTTATAAGCGTCGGCCGCTGTCATTGCTGCCGTTAAGTTTTCAAATAAACCGCTTTTGCTAGCTGCGTCTAAAATTTGTTTTAAAATTGCAAGTGCTTGTTTAGTTTCCATTTGTTTAGTATTTAAAGATTGATTAAGCTAATGTAATATTTAACTCTGTTGCAGCCCATTCGTAAGCCCACTGGTTAACGTCGCTTGATGTTCCCCATTGATCATACTGCGGCTCTACCATTGTTAAATTTCCGTCTGCAAGTTTTACTTCTGCGCTATCTAATAACTGCCAGTAAAACGTTGCACTGTTAGTTAAATTGTCGTTGATAATAATTAGGTTAAAAACGGTTGCTGTTTGTAAAGATCCGTTTACCCAAATTTGAATAGGTTGTATTTGTTTCATATTATTTTATTTAAGGTACAATATTAATTATTCCTAAATTACTCCATAAATCTCCACTAGATAAACCAGCTGCACTTGTTGGAATTGATGCTATATTAATAACTCCCGTTGGTTTAATTCTAAATTGGCTACTACCAGCAGATTGAAAATCAAAACCATTTCCGTTTCTGTTATCTAATGCAAAATAACTACCAGCGTCATAAAGTTGGGTATAAATAGCATTATCTGCTCTATTAAATTTAACTGCTCCAGCACTTCTTAAAAGTATATTTCCGTCAACAGTAAGTTTTTCAGTTGGGGTAGTGAAACCAATTCCGACGTTTCCAGCGCTGGTAATACGCATACGTTCCGCATTGTTTGCTCCAAATACTAAACTTCTTGCACCTCTAGCGTTAATACCGAAAATATCGTTTCCACCACTGCCGAATATTTGTGTTGCAGTTCCAATATCGGCTATTGTTGTACCACTTGTTTGGAAAACAAAATAGCCACCATTTGCATTTGTTGAATTTAAATAACCCATTAATCCAGCAGAGTTATTTACGTCTAATTGTGTTGATCTTGAAGTACCATTAACTTCTAATTTAATACCCGCGTCTGTTGTTGTACCAATTAAAAAATTTCTTGCTGCGCTTATTCTTGCTGCTTCCTGGACGCTAACGGCCCCGGCGTCATAAATACCAAATAACATTGGGCTTGCAGTTGTGCTTCCGTTGAAAATACACATATCACGATCCGCACTACCCTGTATAAAGTTATTTGTATTTGTTGCAATAGCTAAACCAATTCTTTTAGTCGGACCAGTTTCTGCGCTATCAATACGAAGGCTTGGCGCTGTTGCACCAACTATCTGTATACCATTGTCGCTAGTTGCACTAACAACCACTAATTTTCCAGTTCCTACTGTTGACGTGCCAATTAATACCTGGCCCGTTGTCTTTTTTATTGTTACTGGTTGAATTGCACCAACTACGTCATACACGCCAAAATCATTTGCACCAGCATTGTAAAAACTACCTATGCGCCATAAAGCAGTACCGCTATTTAGTAAAACTAATAAGCTGTTATTGGTTGCTGTTGTTTGATTAAACCCAGCGATTGGGCTTGTGCTACTGTGTACGTCAAAAGCGTTTCCTGGTGTATTTGTATTAACGCCTAAACGACTATTTACAGTATCATAAAACAAATTATTTGTGCCAGTAATTGTACTTGCACCGTTCCAATATGTTACTTGTCCGGCTGCACCAGTTCCAGTAACTGTACCA